CAAGCTATGTTATACTTAAGTGCTAGAACTTGCGAAAATATAAGTTTAAGAGTTGCTGATTCGTTAGCCTTTCCACTTACTAAAGAAGCATTGGAAGACAGCATAAGCAGATATAATGTTGCCACGCTTAAAGANTTGAGCAAAGTTAATATACATGAGTTTGGTATATTCTTAAGTTTAGAGCCAGACGAAGAAGAAAAGCAAGTGCTAGAACAAAATATTCAAATAGCATTAAAAAGCGGAGGTATAGACTTAGAAGATGCTATAGACTTACGAGAGATACACAATTTGAAACTAGCTAATCAATTATTAAAACAAAAAAGAAAAAGAAAAATTAAAAGAGATCAGCAAGCTCAACAAAGAAACATTCAAATGCAGGCTCAAGCTAATGCTGAAACAGCAGAGAAAGCAGCTATGGCTGAAGTTCAAAAACAACAAGCTGTAGCCGAAACAGATGTTAAAATAGAACAAGCTAAATCTCAATTTAAAATTCAAGAGATGCAAGAGAAAGCTCAGATTGACATGCAACTATTACAGACAAGGTATGAGTTGGACATGAAGCTCAAGCAACTAGATGTTCAATCTATGCAGGAAAAAGAAGATAGAATTGAAGGTAGAAAAGACAAAAGAACTAGAATAGAAGGTACTCAACAAAGTCAAATGATTGAGCAAAGAAAAAACAACACCCCACCAATGGTTTTTGGTGAAGAAGAGACTGAGGCGGATATATCAATAAATTCGCTTATAAAGTAAACAATTATTAATTATTATATTATATTATGTCAGAAAAAGAGCAACCAGTAGTTGACGAAAAAGTAGAGGGTTTAAAGATTAAAAAACCTACAAAACCAAAAAAGTTAACAGAAGTTAAAGAAACTATAAAAGTAGATTTAAGCAAACCAAAAGCAAAAGAACCTGCTGAAATTACTAAAGTAGTTTTAGAAAACACTAATAACACAGAAGAAACAGAACAGTTGGAGGTAAAACCTGTTATAACTGAAGTGATAAAAGAAGAAGTCAAGGTTCAAGAAAAAGAATATAAAGAAGCTGTAAGAGATAACAAGCTATTAGGTAAGCAATTACCTGAGAATGTAGAAAAGCTTGTTGATTTCATGGAGCAAACAGGAGGCGATATTCAAGATTATGTAAGATTAAACAGAGACTATAGCAATGTAGACAATGAAGCTTTGTTAAAAGAATTCTACAAGCAAAGTAAACCACATCTTAATTCAGATGAGGTTAATTTTATAATAGAAGAAAATTTTGCCTATGATGAAGATGCTGACGATGAAAAAGAAATTAAAAAAAAGCAGGTAGCTGCTAAAGAAGAAATTGCAAGAGCTAAAAACTTTTTAGAAGATCTTAAAGGTAAATATTACGAGGAAATCAAGTTGAGACCTAACGTTACCAAAGAGCAAAAAAAAGCTTTAGAGTTTTTCAATAGATACAACAAAGAACAACAAATAGCAAGCGAACATCATAATCAATTTAAACAAGCTACTAATGAACTTTTCACCAACGATTTCGAAGGTTTCGATATTGAAGTAGGTGATAAAAAGTTCAAGTATAATGTTTCAAACGTAGATGATGTTCTTGAAAAACAGTCAAACTTAAACACTTTTGTTAAGAAGTTCTTAAACAATGAGGGTCAAGTTGTTGATACTGTAGGTTATCACAAAGCTATTTATGCCGCAGAAAACATAGATACTATTGCTAGTCACTTTTATGAGCAAGGCAAGGCTGATGCTGTAAAAGACGTAATGGCTAAATCAAAAAACATTAGTAATGAACCAAGACCTCAAGTAGGTGGAGAAGTATTTATTAATGGTTTAAAAGTACGTGCTGTAAACGGTGTTGATAGTTCTAAGTTGAAATTTAAAAGTAAAAAATAACAACAACTAAAAACAAAAATTATGAGTTTTGCAAACAGCGGAAGCTTTCCAGCTTCCTTAGTACCGGCGCAAAAAAGAATGACTCTTAGAGAAAACTACTTGGACTTTACAAGTACTGGGGCTAATTCTAATAACTTCGCGCAACAATACCTACCTGAGCTTTACGAAGCTGAGATAGAGAGATATGGAAACAGAACAATAGGTGGTTTCTTAAGAATGGTTGGTGCTGAAATGCCAATGACATCTGATCAAGTAGTTTGGTCTGAACAAAATAGATTACATATTGCTTACCAAAAAGCTGCATTTACTAACGCTAACGCTGGTGGTGATGTTGATGGTACTGTATCATTAAATCTAACAGCTGCAGAAAGTGCTACTGGAGCAATTAGAGTTGGTCAAACAATTTTAATATCTGATAATGCTACTGGACTTGTTGTTCAAAAAGCTTTAGTTCAAGGTATTAATGACCCTATCTCTGGTGGTGGTGATGCTAATGAGCTTTTAGTTAAGATTTATGGAACAACTACACCTAATGCTGCATATGCTAATGCTGATTCATGTAACGTGTTCGTTTATGGTTCTGACTTTGGAAAAGGTACTACAGGTATGGAAGGTTCAATTACTCCAAACTTTACTCAGTATTCTAACTCTCCAATTATAATGAAAGACAACTTTAAAATCAATGGTTCTGACACTGCTCAGATTGGTTGGATTGAAGTTGCTACTGAAGATGGAACATCTGGATACTTATGGTATCTAAAAGCTGAGTCTGAAACAAGACTAAGATTTGAAGATCAATTAGAAATGGCTATGGTTGAAGCAGAATTTATGAATCCTGCAGATCCTTATAACTCAGGAAAAAACTTTGACTTCCCAACAGCTTCAACTTCACAAGCTATTAAAGGTTCTGAAGGTTTATTTGCTGCTATAGAAAAAAGAGGTAATGTATATTCTGGTTTTGCTGGAGCTGCTGCTCCTGGTTCAGGTGCATTAAGCGATTTTGATGCTATACTTAAAAACTTAGATAAGCAAGGCGCTATTGAAGAAAACATGTTATTCTTATCTAGAGCTACTGCTCTTGATTTTGACGATATGATAGCTGCTGTTAATGGTGGATTTGCTTCTACTCAAGCTGCTTCTTATGGTTTATTTGAGAATGACGGAGATATGGCTCTTAACTTTGGTTTCTCTGGTTTCAGAAGAGGTTCTTATGACTTCTACAAAACTGACTGGAAATATCTAAATGATGCTTCTTTAAGGGGTCTATCAAAAGAGATTGATGGTGTAATGATTCCTGCTGGAACCACTACAGTATACGATCAAATGTTAGGATCAAATATCAGACGTCCTTTCTTACACGTAAGATATAGAGCTTCTGAAACTGAAGACAGAAGAATGAAATCTTGGATTACTGGTTCTGTAGGCGGTGCATACACTGACACTTTAGATGCGATGACTGTAAGTTTCTTATCTGAAAGATGTTTAGTAACTCAAGCTGCAAACAATTTTGTATTGTTTAAAGGAGCTTAATAAATATATATAATGAGAGTGGCTTTTGTCACTCTCTTTATTAATCTTTAAATAATAAAAATTATGCCAAATATGATTAAACTCCCGATAATTAGTTCGGGACCTACGGCTCTTCAACCAAGGTTTACATGCCTTAATGCAGAAGATGTCTATGCAGTAAGTAAGGCAGGTTCACCAGCAGATGTTATTCACGTACATTATGCTAGATTAGCTGCTGCTAGTAATACTGCTCCTAAATATTTAAGAGCATCTATAGATTATACTAATGGCACTACGGCCGTTATTACTGATCAAGATATAGAAAATCTTAAAGATTTAATCGCAAGTGCTAATCAAAACCCAAGTTCAGTACCTGAATTTGAATTGATAGGCGCTAGAGACGCTACAGTCTCTACTATTGATGACTACCAAGTTGTGGATGTTCAGATTAAAGCTGAAGAACCTTATTCCTCAACCGTTTAAAAATTATAAATTATGAGTAATTTTATAAAAGTGCCTTTAGCAATTAATCCTGCTAGAAGTTTTCTTGGGTCAGCTCTTACGGTTGGAACACAAAGTGCTGGATACACAGGTGGTGGAACTAGAGTTGCTGGAACTGCAGTTGCCTCTGGAACTACTACAACTAGTGGAAGTGGAAGTGGTGCGGAATTTAGTGTAACACTTACTGGTGGTACATTTGTTCTTGCGATAACCGCTTCTTCAAATATAGGTGAAGGATACAAAGTAGGTGATACTGTTACATTAGCTGCAAAAGGTGCTGCAACTGGAGTAACTAGTTTTAGTGCTGACATTGTTGTTGAAATAACAGCTGCTATGCTTGTTGCGATTGAAGGATCTGCAACTAATGAGTATGCTTTAATCCCAATAGATAATGTAGCATGTGTAAGTGGTGTTAGTGCTACTGCATGTGATGTACAAATATTGGAAAATAATTTTGCTACACCAACAAGTGGTGCTGGTGAAGTAACTAAGTATACAATAACTGTAGACGATGTACCTGCAACAACTAAAGCCGCTTTACAAGCTGACGTTGCTGCTGCTATTATCAAGGCTGCTGGCGCTGAAAACGCACAGCCAGAAGTTAAATTTACAAATAATGCTGAATGCTTATCTGTAGTTTTATCTTAAACTAAAATATAAGGTCCTGCTTCGGCAGGATCTTTTTTAATTATTATATTATATTATATTATGGAAACAAAAGAAAAGAAAACTCCAGCAAAAGATACTTGGGAGTATAAAGATAGAAATTATTATTTAGTAAACAACAAAACTCCTTTAACTTATACTTTACCTAGCCGACATTCTGCAAGATACCCATTAGTTTATTTTGATGAAGAAGTAGGTTATGAAAGAGAACTAAGATACGCTTCAAACCATAAATCATCATTTGTTGATGAGCAGAAAGGTTCAGTAACTCTTAAACATATAGTATTTGAAAAAGGACATTTAATGATTCCTAAAGAAAAAAGAAACTTACAAGAGTTTTTACTAAAGCATCCTCATAAAGGATTAGTGTTCGAAGAGTTCGATGAAGTTGTAGAAGCTGAAGATCACTTTGACTACCTTGAATTAGAAATTGCAGCTGTAAACGCAGCTTATGAAATGGATATTGATAAAGCCGAGGCTATATTAAGAGTTGAGGTTGGTTCTAAGGTTAATAAGCTTAGTTCTAAGGAACTTAAAAGAGATTTAATTATATTTGCTAAAAGAAATCCTAGACTGCTGTTAGACTTGTCTGAAGATGAAAATGTGGAATTAAGAAACTTTGCAATAAAAGCAACTGAATCTCGCATCATCACACTAGCAGATGATAATAGAGTCTTTAAATGGGCTAGCAATGGTAGAAAACTTATGAATGTTCCATTTGATGAAAATCCATACTCAGCAATAGCTGCATGGTTTAAGACAGATGAAGGTTTAGAAGTTTATAAATCTATACAGAAAAAGCTTAAATAATAAGTGATAATAAG